ATTCTGAATCACCATATGCGATGTATGAATTGATGTTTTTGCCATCTGTATTCAATAGGATTTGGAAATCCACAATTGGTGAAAGGATGTTGTTAATTTCCATTTCTAATTTTGGAAGAACCTCTGAAATAAGATTGTAAGGAATACCATCTCTCTTTACACATTTAAGGTAGTATTCATATCCATCATATTTCATTTCCATACCACGAAGTTTTTCTAAAGATTGGTGAACATTCTCAATGGTCTTTTCAGCTACTTTAATTTCTGAATTGATATTCATTAACTCATTGGTAGTTTCTTTGATTGACTCTTCAATTTCGATTCGCTTACCTTTTAAAAATTGTATCTTTTCTTTTACCAATTTGTTATGCTCTACCGATTGTTGTTGGTTCTTGGCTTTCTCAATATCAATTTCCAAATTTTTGATAGATGTGTCATAGTCCTTAACAAGAGACAAACATGACTCGTATGAACGACTAACCTTTAACCACTCCTTTTCTAATTTAGAAGAAGTTTCAGAAAGTTCATCCCAAAGTTTTAGTTCTCTGGTTACATCATTTTCATTTCGAAGAGTCATTACGTCCATTCGCTTGCTCACCAAGTCAGTATATTCCTTACCCAACTTCTGCAGTTCATCTTCAAGAGTTTGGGCTTGTTTTGCAAATGGTGTGTTTTTATTACTTACACAATGGTCACAAGTGTCATCAAAGGTAAGAGACCCAATACCATCCAAATGTTTTTTAGCGTGAATCATTTGAGACTCCAACTTATCAAGTTGAACTCCCATTTCATTAAACTTATTATTGTAAGTTTTGTACTGTTCGTTTTTTTCTTTTAGGTCATCAATGTTTAAGTTAGACATTTTTGACTCAACATCTCCTTGTTTGGCTTCTATACTTTTAAGTTCTGAAAAATTTATACCACATTCAGCCTCTTGCGTCTTTCGTTGTTTGTTAAGTGATTCTAAATGGGATTCTAATTGTTCTACATCACCAACATCATCAACGGGCTTCAAACTACCAACTTCAAACTCAATCTTTGTGTTGATTGAATCTCGGTGAGAATCCAATTTAAGACGCTTATCTTCTAATTGGGTTAAAGAACCTGTAATAGATGTTAAAGTGTCCTCAGCGTCAGCTAATTGGGTTGGAAGGTCTTGATTCTTGTAATCTTTTAGAAGAGCGGATAGTTCTTTGATTTCTTCACTTGCAATTTGGTATAGACTCTCGAAGACATCCATATCAAGGAATTGAGCCAATAATTCTTTACGTTCTTTTTGCGATTTGTCAATAAAGCCCGTATTGTTTGATTGGGTAGACATTGCAGTAAGAACAAAGTCATCGTAAGTTCCAACATATTCACGAATAATAAAATTGGTATCTCTACGTTGTTCTCCATTAAGCGATTCTACTACACCATTTTCTATTTTATAGAAGTTCGTATCTACTTTTACAGTACCACGCTTAGGCGACCGCTTAGCCCCTCTTTCTATAACATAATCAACTCCATTCAATTCGAATGTAAATTTACAATCAAATGAGTTCTTAGAGTAGTTCATCACATCTTCAGCTTTAGATGTTCTCGAACATTTGTCAAAGATACAAAACGACAAAGCATCCCAAAGAGTTGACTTACCACTTGCGTTTGGCGCAAAGATTCCATAAGCACCCTTCATATTGCTGAAATTAATTGTATTATTGGGTCCGTATGAAAACATATTAGAAAACTCAAAAGTTTTTGGAATCCAAGTAGAATTAACTTTTATGTTATGACTTCCTAATTTTGCATTAATATCGGTATTGATACTTTTGACAACACTCAACTGGTCTTCAGTTAAATGGTCAGTATCATTAAGATATTCTTCAATTAATTTATTTTGATAAGCAACATCACGGACATTTTGGAGAACAATTTTTTCAGTTTCGTTTGAGTCCTTACGAGTAATTACTTTTTGAACCGTTAATTCTTGAACCTGTCTACCCTTTTTAAGTTCAGCAATCAACTTGTTTAAATCAGCAGTTTTTGTGTTCTTTACACGAACACGCATTCTCGGCTTTTGTGGAATTGGTGAGTTTGATACGATTTTACCATCTTCAATATCAACAGTGACATAACCGTATGGGTTTTGAATCTGAACAAATTTGTTGGTTTTATTTTCAACATCCCATACCAAGATTCCGTGTTCTGGAAATACCGACTCGGCGTGGTTCTGCATAATCAAGGAACCCGGATACTTAATCCACTCATTCCCCAATACACCATTATTTGGTTTGTGAATATCACCCAACAAAACAATATCGTATCCCTTAAAGTTTTCTACGAGAACTTTTTTGTTTTCAATTACAAAACCAAACTCGGTAATAATTTTATCAACCGCTCCGTGAAATAATGCAATCTTTGCATCACACCCATCAACATCACTTGCAGGAATAAAGCCAGGTGATTCATCAAACACCGACTGGTGAGTGAACGAACAATTACCTATTTTCCAAACACCTGTATCACGAAGGTAATACAAGTTGTCAAGCTTCAACGCATTTACAATAGGTTGAAGAGCGTCCATACGAGATGGATTGTTTAGGTTAGCGTCGTGATTGCCAGGAATCACAATGGTTGGAAGTAGGTCTGACAAACGAGTAAAGAACTCTTGGGTCAAATCCACCACTTCGGGCGACATATCGGTTTTTGCGTGAACAATATCACCAGCAACTACGATGATGTCATTTTCATCCATTGTAAGTAAAATGTATCCATAAAGTTGTGAAAATACATCACGATACTCAGAATGTCTTTTTAGATTTCTGATGTGGACATCTGCTATGTGGTAAATCTTACCAATCTTTTCTACACCAATGTTAAGCGTCTTAATTTTACTCATAAGCCGTTCATCTTCAACTCAACCAACCTTCGGAGTGTTAAGGGTGGTGTATCGTATATTTTTTTATTTATATTTTCATATCCCATTTCAGATGGGTCTTTATCTTTTAACTCCACTAAATGCGTTTCAATTCCGTAGGATACAAACTTTTCAGCTAACCCTATTGAATTTTTTATAGCATCCGAATCTAAACAAATATACAACTTTTTTACGGATTTTCCAAGTATTTTCTTTTCAAGATTTGGTTGTATTGATTTACCGAAAATCGGTATTACATTTCTTCTAATTGAAATAGCATCAAAAGCACCTTCACAAAGAATAATAGGAGTGTCCCAATTTACCAATAAATCAAATCCAATAATATCTTTAGAAACTTTTGGATTTTTATGTTTGTATTTTGTATCATAAAATGACCTACCTACAAAATAGTTTAACTTACCAAATTCATCATATGATGGGATGATAATTTTATCACTATATTCACCACTTTCACAATACCCTATATTGTATTTCACAATATCTTCAGCACGAACACCACGACCAATCAAATAATTCATAGCGTGTTTCCACTTGATGGAGTCTGACTTTTGGTATAGTGGTTTAAATTCGCTTGGTAGTTGAACTTGTTCTACAATATCAGTAGAAGTATACTCACTTGCATATCGGTTTACCTTACTGAAGATTGAGTTATACTCATCCCAAGTTTGTTTAGATACACGAAGCTTTTTAAAGAGAGACTTAATAGTCTTACCCTTTTCATCAGAAATCCAACAATGCCAAGGATTATCTCCTTTGGATGTAAGTCGAATATTAATTTCTAATTTTCGTTTGTAGTGGTCTACGAATGGAGAATAGAATGCGTAATTGTCACCCGAAGTTTTTTTGGATGTTCCTAAAACGGATTCTAATAGTGATAGTAGTCTTTCTTCCATACTACTAATATACGAAATTATTTTGAGAAATCAAAGAAATTCTGCTTTGGTTTTTCATTTAACCATTCTTGCGGAATTTCTTTTTTGGCCCACTTGAACCCATTCTTATCACACCATTGAGCATAAGTAGTTTTTGAACCCTTATAAATTTTACCATTTGGAGACTGAAGTATAAATCTTAAATCAATTTCAGGATGTTGTTCTTTTACCAATAAATGTTTTTTTCTATCTTCAGGCAAGAACCAACCTTTGGATTCAATGTAAATACCATTTGGTAATTTAAAGTCCGGCTTATATGTATGACTTGTAGCAGGAACTATATATGGAATTTCGTGTTTTTCGTATTCACCATCAATTCCTTGAATTCGTAATTGTTCGTTAATTTTTGTTTCAAGGCCAGACTTATGTCCTTTTGATTTTTGAATATGACTCCAATTGGATTTAATCATAACTTATAAACCATATCGTGTTTTTGTAGCATTGTAATTTTGCAATATTTCAGCAGCGGATAATACTCTATTGTATATCATCATTTCACCCAATTTACCATTATATGGATATGAGCCTCCTTGGAACGCACTTCTACCAAACCAAACTTCTTGTGAATTTGTTACCGGGCCCGTGTACGGGTCTAATCTTGTTGCTATTTCACTACCATTTACATATAAATACCAATTAGTATCATCCC